TTCTTGCCCTGAACGTCCTGCACCGGGTGGATGTACTGCCAGCCGTGCGGTGACCACTGCGCGGTCAGCGCGTCCTGCACACCGGTCTCGTTAAGCACGCCGGCCATGCCCGCAATGCGCGACCACGCGGCAATCACGCGACGGCACATTTGCGGAATGATGATCTGCCACTGGCGCTGTTCGGCCAGTCGGCGGAACTCGTTGATGATGACGCGCAGCGTGCGGTCAGACACTTCCTTGATGTCGCCGCTGAAGATTTCGTAGGGCAGGCCGGCGCCAGCCGAAGTGCCGAGGTGCTGGGTACGCATATAGTCGCTGAACCCCGTGCCTGCCTCGGGCGGGTTCGCGAACTTCACATCCTCGCCGGGCATCAATTCCTGACTCATGCCGGGGCGCATGGTTTGGACCGGCGTGCCATCGTTGTCGTAGAACTTGGGCAAGCCCGTGTCTTGGTCGTACTCCATGTCCACGTTCTCGGGCATCGGGCGCGTGATGAACGTGACAAAGAGGTTCGCCAACTTCTGACGTTCGAGCGCGGCATCGTCGAAGTCGGCCACGCCGCGCAAACGCGCCAGGACCGGTGCGAGCAGCGAGACGCCACGCAGTTGCCCGGGGCGCTTGGCCTCGAACATGTGGAACATTTCGCTGGCAGCGACGCGAATGAGATCGGTCGGGTTGATGATCGAACCCTTGTTGTCGCCCGGATGCTCTTTGTAGACCCAGAACGCGACCTTGGCGCCGATACGGCTGCGCTCGATGCCGCTGCGGATGGTGTGACCCACTGGCAGGCCCGGCCAGTTGTCAGCGTCGAGCATCGGCACGTAATCGGCCTCGATCAACTGGACCTGCATCGGGACTTCCATGCCACTTTCAAAGCGGCGGGGGCGGATGCGTCCGAACACCTCGCCGCTGTCGAACCATGACCGCGTTGCGAGGGTCTGCATGCCGTAGAAGTCGAGGTTGCCGTCAGCGTCTGCCATCGGCACCCAGCGGTTCCACAAGTCCTTCGTGGCCTTGTCTTTGAACCGCGGCGTGATGCCGACGCCGATGAGGTTGGTCGTCCACTTCTGGATCGCGGACTCGCCCGACCAGTCGTTGCGCGCCACATCGCGCGAGCGGTTGCGGATGTTCTGCAACCCCTCGATCGCGCGGTTCGGGCCGCTGGCCGGGGGGTTCCAGGCGCGCATGCGCCTGCCCACGCCGGCAGCGTCGTACTTGCTGACGATGTTGCCAGCGGTGCCCTGCGGCAATGGCTTCTTGCGACGCGGCATCAGAAGTCGCGCCCACCGTACTGCAACAGGGTGCGGCGGCGTGGCGTCTTGCCGGTGGCCTGCGCCGAAGCCGCGTTCAGTTGGCGCTGGATGTCGTTGCGAGCCGAGATCAGGTCGGTCTTGCTGTAGTACATCGTGGTCTGCCCGCCGATGACGACCATGCGCTCGTCCGCGGCGATCGCCGCGTTCAATCGGTTCAAGTCGTCTTGCGTGACTGCCATCTTCTTCCCGCAGAAGTTACGGGTCGAATGGTACGCAAGTTGTCGCGAATTACAGCGCGGTTGAATTTCGCGGAACGCAATTCGAGCTAATTCACCCGTATGATTCTGGAATGGACATTGCAAACACTATTCGCAGCGATCGCAAGAAGCCCGGCGCAAAGCCGCAAATTGATGGGGTTGCAATGCGACGAACTGAAGTGACAATTGACGACAAAACGCGCCGACTATTGCTCGTACTCGGCAACGGCAACTTGTCGTTGGGAGTTCGTGAGGCCGCGAGCGTGGCCTACGAACGCTACCAGCGGAGCTAGTCGAGGTAGGGTGAGGTGGCCGCGCGCCGGCCAACCTTGCGCACCCGATCGACGACCGATACCTGCGGCACCGCGGCGATGAGCGTGTTGGCCTTCATTTCGCGCCGATCCTCGACCGCCATGCACTCGGAGTTCTCGGGCACCGGTATCGCCCAGGTCGGGGCGTTGTCCCACTTCTTGATCTTCTCCGCGCCCAGCTTGAGCGTGCCGGCCTCGCAGTAGGTCAGCAAGTCGAATGCTTCGTTGCGCTTGCGAATCTGCGTCCAAGTGCCGTTCGAGTTACGCACCTCGGACATGATCTCGTCGAACCACGCCTTCGGCAACCACGCTGGCACATGGACGAATCCCGGGCCAGGGGCCTTTCGTCGCAGGCCGGTGCTCACGGTGTCCTTCAACATGTTCACGTTGAGCAGATAGATCGGGACATCACCCTTCTCGCGAGACTTGCGGTTGCCGACCCACGATTCTTTGATGAGCGGCGCACCCTTGGCTGCGGCGCCCTTGACCAGCATCACCCTGTTGTGCAGGTTCTCGCGCCGCAGGCGGCGATACCACGCATAGGCTTTGTCGGTCACACCGTCTTCACCACCCGAGTCCACCACGGTCAGCTTGACGCGCAGTTCAATACCCTCGACATGGGTTTTGTAGGTCGATCTGACGACCTTCTCGGTCAGCAAGTCCCAGTCTTCCGCGTAGCTGGCGGGGTCGATCGGCGCCTTGCCGCCCATGCCATCGCGCTCGGACTCGGTGATGTTGTAGCGGTCCACGATCCACTTCTCGCCGAACGGCCCGACCGCGTGCACCTGAACCACGAAGCGCGAGGTCGTGCCACCCTGAACGTCCACGGTGGCAACGAGAAACCGGGCGTCCTCGGGCACCACGTACCGCAGCAGGGACTTGTCGGCCCGAGATTCCGGCCCACCGTTGTTGCGCGACGCCTCGACCATCATGCGCGACAGGTAGGGCATGCCTTGGTCGGTGTTCACGGTGGTCTGCAAGACCAGTTCCGAGCCCGCCAGGGCATATTCGCGCAAGCCCTGTAGGTGCCGCATCACCAGCGACTTCCAACCCTGGTATGCGGCAGCGACGCCGCCGAGCCAATACCCTGCGATGCTCGAATTGGCAGAGGTGCCGACCACCTCGTCGTCGCGCGTCAGCATCTGCCCGTCTGTAAGCCAACGCCCGGCCATGTTCAGGGTCTGCTTCAGCTTGGGCTTGATGATCGAGCCGCAGTCGGGGCAGATAATGCGGTTGTACTGAGACGAGAGTTCGTCGAGGTCCGCTTCTCGGACAATCTCTATCAGTTCGTCGTCGCTGGGCAAATTGAATAACCCGAGCCCCGGTGACGCCTCGAACCAACCTCGGCAGTCGAGGCATTTCCAGTACCAGCGGCGCCGGTCTGACCGGTTGTAGATGCCGAGTATGCCTTCAGTCGGCGGGGCCTCGTGCTTGGTCACGGCCTTCCAGTTGGGGTCGAGGACTTCGTAGCCCGGCGAGGACTCGACCATACACATGCCGCGCGACAGGAATGTCGTGGTGCGCTTGAGCCCCAGGCCGTATGCCGGCCCCTCCCCGTCAATATCTCGGGGCATCCGGTCGTAGTCGGTCAAACCCACGTACCGATAATCGGACGACGACAGTTGGCTGACTGTCGGCCAACCTATGCGCAGCCACATCCCGTGGCGAAACTGCTTGTCGTGGGTATTGTCGTCCTGCTTACTCAGGCTTTTGAGCGCGGCCAGGGCGGGCGAGTTTCTGATGGCGCGGTCGATGCGGGTTTTGCTGAACTCGCGGGCCTTGTCCTGAGTCATTTGCACGATCAACATGTCGCCAGGATCGCATGTGACCACGTAGGACATCCATGCGTCCAAAAGACTCATGGTTTTACCGCATCTAGCGGGACCGACAAGGCACACCGATTCATGTCGCCTGCTCGCGAGCATGTTCATGGGCTCGACCATGTAGGGTGTTTCTTCTGGCGACCAGTTGCCTGAATATCCCCCAGGCTGCTTGATGACCAGAGAATCTTCGGCGCCCTTGGCGACGGTGACGCGGCGAGGTGGTCGGAACGCTGGCGCACCGCTGCATACGTCAGCGAGCGCGGTCGTGAAGTGCTCAGAATCCATCTTGCGCCATCCGTTCGAGTTCGGTCGCAAGTGAGTCCATGGCTTCGTCGATCTGATACCCGACTTCCTGCGCGATCTCGGGGCTCACGCCGAGTTTGCGTTCGATGTTGTCGGGTATCGAGCGCAAGGTCTGCGCGATTGCCGACATCGCCGATGCGACTGCGCTTTGGACCGCGGCGCGCGACACGAACTCGCGTGTCTTGACCTTGTAGTCGAGTTCCGACAGCAGGGCGCCGGCAGTTTCCTTGCGGGCGCGGGCGGTCGCGTAGTCGAGGTAGGTGCCGTCTTCGGCGATCGCTGCGGCCACGGCGTCGGTGACCTCTTTGGTCTTCCGGCCTGAACCTGGGCGGAATCCCGATTTGGGATCGATGGTGGCGAGGTCTGCGTATGAGTTCATCCGCGACATTCTCGGCGTTTCGCGATTGCTACGCAACCCGACCCCCGTCTGTCAAGCGTCGGCATGTCCAAAATGTAGCATATTGCGCCTCGGATGAAGGAAAGTTTCACGTTAGGG